TGGCCTATTGATGCGTCCTCGCGGTGATTGCTCAGGCAACTCTAATGTTAAGATGAGGCTGTATGACGAGAAATTGAAGAACAAGCCGCCATTTGTATGGTTTGTGATCGAATCTGACTTTAGATGCGTGTCTATGTGGCAATCCGAGGGATTAACTTGTTTATACGCAGGGAGATTATTAAATGATTGAGTTAGTCGGAAATGACATCGAGGTGAATGGGGAGAAGGTAGCTAGGGTATTCGATATCAGGGCTAGTCTAAAAGATGAACTGCATATGGCTATTGAAAGATCCAATGTTAGTGAGGAAGATATCCAAAATAAAATAAAAACTGCCTTTAATAATGGATACAATAAAGGAAGGGAGAATGGCTTTGACGAAGGACACCAGGACGGTTACGCACAAAGGGGCAGAGAGGAAGAAGATTAATGCCGCTGAAATTTTACAAAATATGGCAAATACCTTCAAAGAACGGAATTTAATATACGGTGATAATTATAAAACTGTCGGGAATGTAATGATTGCTCTATTCCCTGACGGTGTTAATTTAAAAACAAAAGATGATTTCAATTTATGGCATTTACTTGAACTGATGATTGTTAAATTGACAAGGTTCGCTAATAGCGAACTAAAACACAAGGATAGTATTCATGATGCCGCAGTTTATGCGGCGATGGTTGAATCTCTAATGAAAGATGAAAATGAGTAATATTTTAATAACTGGGTCAGGAAAAGGAGATGAAAATGAGTAATATTTTAATAACTGGGTCAGGAAAAGGGCTTGGATTAGAATTAGTTAAAAAATTATCTTATGGTCATAATGTTTATCAATATGACCATGAAACAGGAAAGGATGTTAGAAAGCCTGATCTGTCTGGAATTAGTGATTTAGATATATTGATAAATAATGCGGGCGTAAATCTAATTAACTGGCTGGAAGACTTTGAAGAGAGCCAATGGGATCAGGTTCTTGATACTAATGCCAAGGGAATTTACCTGATGTCAAAGGCATGTTTGCCTATGCTGATAAAAAGTAAAGGAACCATAATTAATATAGTTAGCAATGCTGCTCATGTGCCAATGACCTGCTCCCTTGCTTATAACGCATCAAAAGGTGCCGCTCATATCATGACCTTACAGTTAGCTAGGGAGCTAACAAAAAAGCATGGGATAACAGTTTTTGGGATCGCTCCTAACAAAATGAAAGGCACAGGAATGAGCGATTCTATAGATGACCAGGTGACTATGACTAGGGGATGGACAAAAGAGGAGGCAAAAAAATATCAGTTAAATGGATTATTAGCAGGTGAAGAAACACCTCCAGAGATGGTTGCTTTGTTTATATCTTATTTAATCCAGGACAAAGATCATCACAAATATCTTAGTGGGTGTATTTTACCTTACGGAGCATAATATGAAGTTCAAAATTGAGCAAATAGCAATAAATCCAAAGAACCCGGTACTCGCCAAGAATTTATTAAATGAAATGGGGGCTGGCGATTGGATAGAAGATCATGTTGTTGCCACTGGAGAGATTTTCGGTATTCCAGGGACAAACGAGGCGAATCTGTCTTTTAATTATGATTTATTAGCCGGGAACGAATTTGAGATTTTGAATTATACAAAAGGCAATAACTGGATGGACTCTAAGGAACGTGGCCGTAATTCTGTTAGCCACATTGGAACTCATTGTTCTTTAGAGGAGCTAATAGAATGGAAGGATTTTTTTAGTAAAAAAGGGATCTCTATCGCCCAGGAAGTTCTTACTAATTCACATACAAATCAAGCGATAGCAGGAAAAAGATCATATAACTACGTGATATTCGACACTAAACATATACTAGGGGTGGATTTGAAATTTATAGTTAGGATTAATAAATGATTGTCTTCGACTTGGAAACCACTGGCTTGCCTAAGGCAGAAGGTTCTGACCTAAACAATCAACCGAAGATAATTGAATTTGGGGCAATAAAACTTGATGACAATTTGAAGGAGATTTCCCGGTTGGAATTCTTTTGTAATCCAGGGCATGAGTTAAATCAACATATCATAAAAATAACTGGCATTACTGATGAGATGTTGAAAGACGAGAAACCATTCGTTGCTTATTACAAAGATCTGTGTGACTTCTTTTTAGGGGAGCGTGAAATAGTAGCGCACAACTTGCAATTTGATAGAAAGATATTAAGGTTTGAACTAGAACGAATCGACAAAATAACAAAATTCCCTTGGCCGCCTGATCATATTTGCACAGTTGAAATTGGGCAAAGGGTTTGGGGGCAAATGAGAAAATTAGGAAGCATATACGAGGAACTGTTCGGAATGAAAATAGAGGGTGCCCACCGTTCAATTAATGATGTTGAAGCCACTGTGAAGATCGTTGAATGGTATAAAAAAGAAGGGCATTTATAATAGGAGGTGAGTATGGACACGATGACATTGGTTGCTGTCTTGGGAACAATAATATCATTTATAGTTGGGAGACTATTAAAGTTAACAGCCCTTGGGGCATCATTGCTGGCTACATTATTTCTTATAGTATGGACTTGCGTTTAAGGAGAAGCCATGAACAAAACGATCAACATAGAAGGTGGACACAACGTCCAGATTGAGCAAACCATCGTCGATCCTAAGCCACAGGGACCAAGCGTTGGAGGCGTAAGCCTGACGACAGGTTACGGTTGGGGAGTGGACGTTGGCGTCATCCTTATAATCGTTGGTCTGCTGTATGTAGGTAAGAAGGTTGTAGACCGGCTGCTGCGCTGATGCTAAATCTAAAAGTCAGGACAGAGTTCTCCTTCCGGCGCGCCTATGGGCCATTGCGTAAGGTTGTTGAGACCTGCGAAGGTGATGCTATTGGTATTGCTGATTCCGGGACTTGGGGCCATGTAGCCTTTAGCCAACTTTGCAAGGAGTATAATAAAAAGCCTATATTTGGAGTTGAGATTCCCGTTGTGGAAGATGCTTCAGAAAGAACAAAGCAGCCAGCCAACGAGATGACTTTCTTGGCAAAGAACAGCCTAGGGCTAAAAGACATTTATAGTCTTATGACCAAAGCAACCAGCAAAGAACAATTTTATTATTTCCCTAGACTAAGTTACCAGGATCTTTTTGATGTGAGTGACAACGTAATTATGCTTTCTGGAGTTACCCCTCTCTGGCCGCTCCTTCCCATGACCAAGAAGAAGAACCTCTACATCGAACTTAGCCCAATGAGTTCCAAGAAGGCTCTGGACTTCGCCACCTCTAAGGGGATGAAGACAGTAGCCACTAGCGATAATTTCTACCCAACTGTACAGAACAAAAAGGCATACGAGGTACTGATTGGCCGGAACCGCATAGAGCGCAGCACTCCCATGCACATCCTAAACGAGTGGGAGTGGAGGGATGCAGTTCCTTGGGCACCAGAAGAAGCGATTTCTAATACCCATGAGATTGCGGCCCTTTGCGAAACAGAGCTACCAGTTGCAAAGATGGTTTCGTTCCATTCAGACAAGACCCTAAAGCAACTGTGTGAAGAGGGAGCATTGAAACTTGGGATTAGTTTGAAGGACCCAGTTTATAGTGCACGGCTAAAACGGGAACTTGCCATGATCGCTGAGAAAGAGTTTGAAGATTATTTCTTTGTCATTGCCGATATGGTGAGTTATGCAAAACAGCATATGCTAGTTGGTCCTGGCCGTGGGTCATCTGCTGGCTCCTTGGTTTGTTACCTGACAGAAATAACTGACATTGATCCTATTCGACATGACTTATTGTTTGAAAGATTTATCGACGTGACTCGTGCGGATTTACCTGATATTGACATTGATTTTCAGGACGACCGCAGAGAGATGGTATTTGAATATTTGCGGAATAAGTACGGAGCAGAAAAGGTAGCTCACTTAGGGACAGTTTCAAAATACAAAGCCAAGAGCACAATTACAGAAGTTGCAAAGGAATTTGGGATCCCTTCATGGGAGATAAACGATTTCAAAGGCGCAATAATTGAACGCAGTGGAGGAGACTCAAGGTCAGGTTTATGTATCCTTGATACCTTCACCGAATTAGAAATTGGACAGAAAGTTTTGATCAAATACCCGCAAATGGCAATTGCTGCGGAAATGGAGAACCACGCCCGGCACTGCGGAATCCATGCCGCTGGGGTTATTGTAACTGAGAACCCGGTGAGTGAATATTGTTCTGTTTCTGGACAAACAGAGGCAGCTCAGATCGATAAAAAAGATGCTGAGAATCTCAACTTACTAAAGATTGACGCCCTCGGGCTAAGAACCCTTTCAATACTACAGGATGTTCTTGAACAAGTAGGTTGGACGCGCGATGAGTTGATAAAATACCCTTTAGAAGATGAAGCTGCCTTTGGTGTCTTGAATGAAGAAAAATATGCAGGGATTTTCCAATTTGAAGGATACGCCCTTCAATCAGTTACAAATCAAATGAAGGTCCATAAGTTCGAAGACATTGCTGCCATCACCGCTCTTTCGAGACCGGGACCGCTCAACTCAGGCGGGGCAACGCAATATATTAACCGACACATTGGAAAGGCCCCTGTTGAATATATACACCCACTGGCAGAAGAAATTACTAAAGTCACAAATGGGGTTGTTGTTTACCAAGAGCAAGTCATGACAATTGGCAGGGACGTAGGCAAATTAACGTGGGAGGATGTGTCGTCGTTACGCAAAGCGATGAGTCGATCGCTGGGAAAAGAATTCTTTGATAAGTATTTTGATAAATTTAAGAAAGGAGCAGCGGAGAATGGCATCGATGAAAACAAGGCAAAGTACATATGGGAACACATTAACACTATGGGATCTTGGGCTTTCAATCGTTCTCACGCCATTGCTTATGGTCTGCTTTCTTATTGGTGTTGTGTTCTCAAGTCTAAGTTCCCACTTGAGTTCGCTGCTGCGTGTTTGCGCAACAGCAAGAATGACGAGCAAGCAATCAAACTCCTAAGAGAAGTTGTCAGGGAGGGCTTGACCTATAAGCCATTTGACAAGGATCTTTCCACGGAGAACTGGTCGGTTCAGAACGGAGAACTGATTGGTGGGTTTGCAGGAATCAAGGGAATTGGCCCTAAGATGGCCGAGGACATAATTAATCGTAGGGGCCTTACCCAACCCCTCACCCCTAGACAAAAATTGCTCCTAGAAGCCGGAGAGACCCCTTACGATGACATTTTTGAGTGTGACCGTAGGTTTGGTCATATTAAGGCTGACCCCAAAGCACACAACATAATAACCCCAATTAGTGATATTGCAGATCTGGATCAAGATTCCCCCGGGACATTCGTGTTCTTTGGTAAATTGAAAGAGAAGAATCTGAGAGACATGAACGAGATAGCCAACCTTGCCAAGCGCGGCGGTCGCAGAGTTGAGGGAAACGCCATTTGGCTGAACTGTACTTTTGAAGATGATACGGGTCCTATTATGTGCGCAATTGACAGATTCAAATATGGTAGGATCGGTAAGCCGGTTGTTGAGGATGGAAAAATCGGGGATTGGTATCTGGTTAAAGGTTTGATGAAGCGTGGTTTCCGTAAAATTCAAATAGGCAAATTACGGAAACTTTCTTAGCCAAAGGCAATATAATGCTAATAACTAAAGCACACGGGGAATACTGCCTGGTCAAAGTGCCATTAGATTCATCAACTGTCCATAAGCTCTCTTCTTTACCGGGATTCAAGAAATGGGTTGGCCGTGACCTTCTGTTCTCTCCAACCGGGGCAAACATTGAGCGCATACATAAGTGGTGGCCAAATGCTAATTGGGATGAATCAACTTCCGAGATACTAAATAATTATATTAATAAATTGAAGGAAGCAGAGCTAACCCGTCAGACTAAACATAACCCTAATCCAGAAAAAGACGATTTCATGTTTAAGACCCGGCCTTTTGAACACCAACGAAGGGCCTTCTACATGAGCCGGGATAAAGAGTCATTTGCCCTTCTGATGGAACAAGGGACTGGCAAGACCAAGATCATCATCGACAATGCCGCATATTTATACGGGAATGATAAAATAAGCGCCTTAATTGTAATCGCCCCAAACGGCGTACACCGAAATTGGATTGATGTCGAGATCCCGAAGCATATCCCCGACTGGTGCCACTACGAGTCGGCTTACTATTATGCCGGGATGAATAAGAAGGATCGTAAAATTTTCGAGGAGGTGATGAGTGCCCAAGACAAGCTCCGTATCTTTACCTTCAACGTAGAGGCTTTCGTCAGCAAAACAGCCATCCAGTTTATGCTGTCAATCCTGCTCACAAACACCTCTATGCTGGTGGTAGATGAATCCTCCAGAATCAAACATCCAGGAACAAAGCGGACCCGTATCATTACTAAATTTGGCAGACAAACCAAATACCGTAGGATACTAACAGGGACGCCAGTAACTAAAGGTCCAGAGGATGTCTACAGTCAATTCAAATTCCTCGACCCTTACATCCTTGGCTATGACAGTTTTTATTCGTTCCGCGCTCGTTACTGCATTATGGGAGGGTACGAGAACAAGCAGGTTGTGTCTTATCAATACGTCGATGAATTGACCAAAAGAATAGAGGGGCATTCATTCCGGGTTCTCAAGCGTGACTGCTTAGACTTGCCCGACAAAATATACCAGCGTCACCCGGTTGAGCTATCCAAGAACCAGCGAAAGCTATATGACCAAATGCGCAAGGAGTTCGTGGCAGAGATGGAGGGTGAATATATAGATGCTCCGCTCGCACTAACAAGGCTCCTTCGGCTCCAGCAGATTGTCTGTGGCTGGTTCCCTGGCGATGATGGGGTCAAGGCAATAGACGAGAAGAATCCACGCCTGCAAGCACTTCTTGATGTTCTAAGTGACATCGACTCTAAGGTAATTATCTGGGCGAGGTTTAAGGCCGATCTAAAGGCCCTAGAAGGTGCCTTAAAGCCACTTTCAGTTAGTTACCATGGGGAAGTGCCTAACGACGAGAGAGCGGCCGCTGTAAAGCGTTTTCAGGAGGATCCTGAAATAAAATACTTTATTGGGCAACCTCAATCCGGTGGATTTGGCCTAACTCTAACCGCCGCTGATTTTGCCATCTACTATTCAAACAG